GATGCGATTGGAAAGGCCGATATCCCTACGCTCGAGGGCTATAGGGAAAAGCTCGCAACGTCCGACAAGTATACCGACGAGCAAAAAAAGGAGCTCGCTGATATGATAGAGAAACGAATTACCGAACTTAAAAATTCTAAAAATGAAAGTAATACCACGGAGAAATAGGGTGAAAAGAAAGGCGAAAGAATTGAGGGCGATAGAAACTATTAGAGGACGTATGAGGTTTTTGGTTGAGGGTTATGTCAATCCAAGATTCCCGTTGTACTCACCGAAAGACCTTACCATGTTTCTGGGAAAATCTAGGCAGTTATGGGGTAAGGTTATTGGAAATGGGCAACTCGAGGCTTATTGGACTTCGGCGGGTCCGATTGTTACGACAGAGCAACTTGTTAAATTTTACCAATTGCAATGACCCCACGCCCATATCTTAGTTTTTCGCAGATGACTACGTTCGAAATGTCGCCAGAAAAATTTCTGGAGCGTTACATTTACGAAGAAAAGGAGAGGATATCGCGTAATATGCAGTACGGTAGCATGTTGGCCAAAGGGTTGGAGTTTGAAGAGGCAACGGGCGATCCGTTTCTTGACCTTGTGATGGAACGTTTACCAAAATTTGAGCGCATGGACCTTCCCGTGGAGGATCCGAAAGGATTCGAGGTTGAGGTTAACCGAAAAGGAGTGAAAATGAAGGTGAAGGTCCCTGTGCTTAAGGATAAAGATGGAAATATTCCAATTCTCGCTCTTCCCGATACGGCGAAAGTGGATTATTCAGCATTCAAAGAATACAAAACGTCTGTGCAAGGTTGGACACAAAGGAAAGCGGATGAATCGGGACAGATAAGTTTCTATGCAACTGCTATGTGGCTTGCGACGGGAAAGATTCCGAATGATATAGAGCTTATCAATGCGAAAGTTGAGTATCAAGAAGATGGGTCCCTTGTGCCGACGGGTGAAATTTTACAGTTTAGAACACGCAGACATATGACAGATATCATCAAAATGACTTTGCGGATGCGAAAGGCGTGGGCGGGCATTAAGGAGCTTTGCAGTAATGAAATATTATAAAATAATCGAATAGCAATGTATATAAATAAATGTCAACTCTATGGAAATTTAACAAAAGACCCAGAGCTTAAGTCCTTACCGAGTGGGTCTGTGGTGTGCAATTTCACAGTAGCAACTAATCGAAAATGGAAAGATAAAAACAGCGGGGAGCAGAAAGAAGAACCGCAGTTTACGAATGTGGTTGTCTTTGGGAAAACGGCCGAGAATGTGGCGAAATATATGCGAAAAGGGAGTCCGATACTTGTTGAGGGCAGACTTCAAACACGATCTTGGGACGCAAAGGATGGGAGCAAGCGATATTCAACCGAAGTCTTTGCGGAACAGGTACAATTCGGGCCAAAGAGGGTAGGACAGGAAGAGTCTAGACAGGATGATGCGCAGACAACTGACCCTAATTATGGTGGAGTTGGGGAAATTAATCCTGATGATATTCCATTTTAGGTTATCCACTTTATGAAATTGAGTTAATTACCAAGCGCTCGGTATAATAATATCATGGCACAACGTAGAATGTTCAGTAAAGATATAGTGAAATCAGACGCGTTTTTGGATATGCCTGTGAGTTCTCAGCTTCTGTATTTTCAACTTGGGATGGAGGCCGATGATGATGGTTTTATAGGCAATAGCAAGATGATAATTCGGACGGCGGGAGCAAACGATGATGATATGAAAATACTCCTCACAAAGCGATTTCTATTACAGTTCAATAATGGGGTGATCGTGATTAAACATTGGAAAATAAATAACTATATCCAAAAAGACAGATACAACGAAACTAAGTATTTAGAAGAAAAAAATAGCCTTATTACTAAGGAAAATGGAGCGTATACAGAACGTATACAGAATGTGTCCAGTTTGGAAACACAGGTAAGGTTAGGTAAGGTAAGGTTAGGTAAGGTTAGTATAGGTAAGGATAGAGATACTAGCGACGTAAAACCGTCGCAGGATATACCAGTTGTGATAGATATGTTCAAAGTTGTGAACCCTTCTTATAAAAAATGGTTCGGGAATAAAACACAGAGGGCGGCGACTGAGAGGTTGATAAAATATCACGGGGTTGAAAAGTTAAAAAAAATAATTGATCAACTTCCGAAATCGAATAACACAGATTACATGCCCGTTATTACAACTCCCGTTCAGCTCGAAGATAAAATGGCGCAACTCGCGGCTGCCTGGCAGAAATTAAAAAATAAAGGTCCGTTGATTATATGAAAGACGAAAAGCGATATTTCAAAGTTAAATTTGGATTTACGGTTTCTGACCAGGTATCGATCGAAGAACATGATTTGGAACGTGCCATCTTTGCTCAGGTGAAAGGAATACCTGTTCAGTTAGGAACTTCGTATGTCAATGGAAAAAATATTATCAGCATCACCCCTCATTGGCACAAGCATACTGGTTGGTACGATTACTACGAGCCAGAAAGTGGCGATGATTGGAAACAGATCGAGCGAGATTGTCCGAGTTATGAGGGTATCATCGAGCATTATAAAAATCGTGTTCAATATCTTTTGCAGTCTGGTCAGGTCCACCTCATTGGTAAAAATGTAGAAATACCCGAGGTCCCAAAAGTGTTATCTGGGTCTAAAAAGGTCGATGGGAGTATTTCGCAAGAGGTCAAAGAACTTGCGGAAAAAATGCGGATCGAGTAGGTAATTATTAGTAAGGAAAAAATAATGAAGTCGATACTGGCGTGCAAGCTTGATAAACGAAAGGAACCGTATATGCGGAAGCATCAAATGGTTTTAGCGAATGATGCGTATGGAAATAAATTTTTGGTTTGTGAAAAATGCGGGGCTTGTCCCGTGGAGATGGGAAAGTTGAGGAAGACGGGTGAAGTTAAAAGTTAAGTAAAAATTATATGGGCGCAACAGGAAAGTATTACTCGGTAGTAGCTCCAGTCGGAAGTAGTTCGATAGTTAATCTTTTGGATGAGAAAGAATTGCGAGCTTTGGCAAACAGAGCGAATACTGCAGGTGATCCAGTCTGGGCGGAAAAAATTGACAAAGATCCGATAGAGTCAGTAGTCGAATGGCTCGAGCAGATAGGTTATAACATCACAATACGATGAGCCTTCATTCGCTAGTCAAAGATTATCTCGAAAATGAGGTTCAGTTTCGGGAGAGAAAAAATAAGGACCGAGGTATTATGAATATTTTAGTAACTCGGCACGGTCTTACATCCCTTGTTAAAGATGGGATTATAACCAAAGAAAAACTTGTCAGGTTGATTCAGGATTATACGGTGATGGATCGCGCGTGGAGGCAGATACTTGAACAAACGCCGTACCTACGCGGAAGTGATTACAAGAAAAAAGACGAGCTTGAAAATAAAAAGTTGGTTTCGCTTGGGTATAGGTCCAGAGAATCGGGCTCGTGTGAAGTCTTTGAAAGAGAGGCAAGGCAGGAAAAACTTATATGAAAAAACCGAAATTATCTGATACGTTAGCAACAATAAAAAAACGCTTTGGGAGCGAATCTGTGATGATGTTAAATGAAAAACCTAGTGTCGATATCGATACTATTCCTACAGGGTCTATCGGTTTAGATCGGGCGCTTGGGGTGGGTGGTTTGCCTAGAGGTCGAATTGTGGAGATTTTTGGACCCGAGGCTTCGGGCAAAACGACCCTTGCTTTGCACGTAATCGCCGAGGCGCAGAGAAAGGGTGGCATGTGTGTTTTTATTGACGCAGAACACGCATTAGACCCCTTATACGCGAAGCGTATCGGGGTTGTAACCGAGGAATTGGTCATATCACAACCAAATGGAGGTGAAGAAGCGCTACAAATCGTCCAACAGTTCGTGAAAGATGGGACAGTTTCGGTGGTGGTTGTGGACTCGGTTGCGGCGCTTACGCCACGCTCCGAGATCGATGGGCAGATTGGTGATATGAGTATGGGGGCGCAGGCGCGCCTTATGAGTCAGGCGATGCGGATGCTCACGGGTGAAATCTCACGGACAAATACCTTGGTAATTTTTATTAATCAGATTCGCACAAATATCGGAGGTTATGGAAATCCTGAAACGACCGCGGGGGGTAGAGCATTAAAATTTTATGCTTCTGTCCGTATCGACATTAGGCGCACGGCGGTAATAAAGTCAGGTGATGAATCTATCGGGTCGCAGTCGAAAGCGAAGGTTGTGAAGAATAAAGTTGCAGCACCATTCCGAGAGGCAGAATTTCAGATTATGTATGGTGAAGGCATATCAAAGGCGGGAGAGATTTTGACTTTGGGTGAAATGTTAAAGGTCGTTGAAAAAAGTGGGTCGCATTACAGTTATGGTGATACGAAGCTTGGGAATGGGTATGATGCTTCGAGAAAATTCCTTCGAGAAAATACGACTGTTATGGACATGATCGCAGACGAAATTAGAAAAATTCATGCCGATATATAACATGAAAAAGAAACAGGTAAAAAGGGTTACGAAGGTAGAGCGGGGCTTGATTGTTCTGGCGAATTACCTCGAAGACCCGTGCCACGACCAGTATCGAGTGCGCGATCAGATTTTAGAAATCCTTGGCCTTGAAGAAATTAAAAAGCACATCTAACCCCTCTACTATGGAAAAGGAAAAAACAAAAGAGTTCCCCGAAGGAAAAGAAAACTACTGCCCCCAGTGTTACTTTGAAGATGAAAAGGTCGTTTTAAGAGCAGATTGCAAAGGCCATGCCAAATGAACCAGAGAGGAGGATAGAAAGAGAGGTTGAACTGGCGATATTTGAACTGAACGTACTTTATTACCCTCATAGAAGTTTCGAGCTTAGGAATCTCGAAGTCATCCAACAGGAGGGGAGATTAAATAAAAAAGATGAGTAAACTTTACTGTCCAAAGTGTAACAAGGTAATCACGCGCGACCTTCGTCTTAGAAGTTCAAAGCGGTTTATGTCGAAACGTGGTTACAAGTCTTTCTGTGAAAAAGCGGGCCAAACGGTATTTTTAAAAACTAGCTCAAATGCCTAAATAACATGACCCCCCAAGAGAAAAACCCAGAATGTAAAGAGTGTGGTCTACTTAAAAGCACTGTGTTGTCTACAGGTGCGGCCTGTGTTGAAGTGGACGAGAATGTTCACGACTTTGGCGATTCCCCACCCCCTAAAGAAAGTTGGGAGGAAAGATTGCGAGACTTGTATCTGATTTCTTCTCCTGACGAGGATGGTTTAATTACCGATAGCATTCTTTTTGAATGGGCGAGATTTAGTATAGAACCCCGCACGAAAAATAAGATTGAGTTTTACTTAACGACAAGAGAATCCATCGAGGATTTTATCCGATCCACCCTCTCCTCCTACAAGCAAGAACTGGTGAAGGTGATTGAGAAAGCGATACCGAAAAAGAGGAAAGCCGACCGAGTATGCACTCACTATCAGGATAATTGCTCCTGCTATACCGAGCGTGATGTTCAGCAGTTTAATGAGTGTGTTGAATTATTCCGTGCCGCTTTTTCCAAATTAAACAAAAAATAAGCGATGAAAAAAGTTAAACAAATATATCTCACAGAGAAAGAGGTAGGTTATGCAGGCACAGGTTTGATTTTGGAACTAGAGGACGGCACGTTTCTTGCTCATTACAGTACCGACCCTATAAAACCCTTTGAGAAGATTGACCCCGACCTCCTCTCCCCCACCCCCATTAAAAGCTCATAGAATGTGATGAAGATAAAAGAAGGATACAATGGAAAAGTATTAGAAATCCGCATAGGTGGTAGGCGAAATGGCACGGCTGAACTTTGGATTGTGCAAAATGGTTTACCTGAAGAGGTAGATGTTTCTCGCTACAAAGAGACTCTTTCCTATGCTTCTTTGCAGGAACTCGTCGAACTGAAAAAGGAAATTGAAGATGCTATTCTTGAAATTACTGGAATAAATCGCACTTACTAACCATGACCCTCCTAGAAACAATCCAACAAGGCCAGAGGGAGTTTGAGAGAATGAAACTCCGAAAATTTAGAGTCATGAACGGCCTATGCGCCACCTGCGGCGCTCGCTTTAGTGAACACGATTTAGGAAATAAGCCAGTTACGACTCACTCTTTCGACACTGGAATTGACGCCGCGTGCTTCGATGAAGTTGAATACGTCAACACTTTTGCCCTCGCCCTCCTACGGGCGGTGGTGGAAGAAATTGGAGAAGATAAAGATTTGGAAGCGATAGACCTAGATGACGACATGAAGTGGGGAACTGAAAGAGTGCGAGATATGTGGTCAGGGAGAAATGAAGAAAAAGCCCGCCTCCGCACCTCCCTCACCGAGATTATAAATAAGTTGGAGAAGAGATGACCTATTTTCAACGATCAGGGAACAAATATCGGGCAAAGAGTACAGAGTATGGCGGTCATGTTTATCATTCAAAACTTGAGGCGGCGTATGCTTGTGAGTTGGATCTCCGTAAAAAAGCAAAAGACATCAAAGATTGGGAGCGTCAAGTTAAGTTGGACCTTCGTGTAAATGGTGTCCATATCACGAATTATTATATTGATTTTATTGTTACTCACAACGATGAGAGTCGAGAGTATGTAGAGGTAAAGGGTATGGAAATGGAAGTGTGGAAAATCAAGTGGGCGATTCTCGAGGCGGTTTTCGACACAGATTTTCGGAAACATCCTGATGATAAGCTTATGGTGATAAAACAAAGTTCGATGAGGTTCAGGTAGTTCTAAAAGAATATTTACTTAGCCGACCGCTTGGTATAAAATATATATATATATGGTAAAGGCACAAAAAAAGAAAGAGGTACACTTAAAACCTAAGTCAGAAATGATAACGCGAACTGATCCATTTGCGGCTGTAGTAAAAGCAGGACCTGATGGGAAGAAATGGCTATATGTTAAGAGTTTGCGTTGGTATCGTTTTCAGATATCAAAATTCAAAGAGGGAGACGAGGTTACTCTTGAGGTTCATTCAAAAAAACCGAAGCGTACGGAGGCGCAGAATAGGTATTATTTCGGGGTTTATTTACCATTGGTGTCGGCAGAAACAGGTGAGAGTGATATTAATAAATTGCACGAATTATTTAAAGGAAAGTTTTTGACTGAAGAGGTTGCGGAAGTGCTTGGACAAAAGGTTCGTATAAAAAAGAGTACGACAGAACTTAATGTTGGAGAGTTTTGCAAATATATTATGGATATAGAAGCTGAAACTCGGGTACAGGCACCACCAACAGAAAACTATGGGCTTGCGCCACTCCAAAGGGAGAGCGAAGTGGTCGCTGGTTATAAGTACCCTGAAGAAGAATTGACCCCGTTATTTTAATTATATGAAAGAAACATACTGGAGAAAGGCAAATTTAGAATTTTTTCGAGGCGTATTGATATCGCAAGGAAAAAGGAAAAAGAAACTTCTTGATATCGGATCGGGGAACGAGCCGTTTAAAGACCTGACGCGTCGTGGTTTTGATGTTACGACTTTCGATATAAGACAATTTGGGAATACTGATATTGTGGCAGATTTAAATATGAAGTGGCCTGTTGAATCGTCCACTTTTCATGTTGTTTATATGTCTAATACGTTAGAGCATATTTTTAATCCAGCGAATGTTTTTTATGAGTCATACAGGGTGTTAAAACGTGGGGGGTTAATCGTTGGGACGGTGCCATTTATGAAGACACCCCATCAGGTGCCTTATGACTATCATAGATATACCGCTTATGCGTTGAGGGATTATCTTAAGGGGAGTAATTTTAGTGAGATAGAAATATTTCCGATATCGAACGTCTTTAATGGGTTTATGGAAACGCTTCATCAAATTACGGAAAAGTATCAGAGCGAGGAAAAAAAGAAAAAATTGTCGTTCAAAATAGCTAAGCGTGTCATTTATAATGCATTCCGATTTTTTGGTAAATATATCCAACCAGAAATAAGTGTAGATTTTTGTGAGGGGTATGGTTTCACAGCAAGGAAGAGAACTTGAATATCCACAGTTTTGTTTGATTGTGCCGACTGCTTGGTATAAAATAATGTTACGTTAATATGAAATACAAAAATAAAAAACTTAATTCTGCTGCGGTTGCGCTTGGTAGGAAAGGTGGCCAGGAAACGGCCAAACGTGGGAAGCGTTATATGACAAAGCTTGCGAAGATGGCGGCTAAGGCTCGTTGGGAACCAGAAAAAAATCAAACAATTAAAAGTTAATTTTTTGTGTTATGACACCAGATGAGATTCTTGAGTCGAAGTTGAAGGATGCAGATCGGGAGATTAAAAAAATTCTTGGTAAGTATGGATTTGCTCTTACGGCGATTCCGTTTATTGAGAATGATGGGAGAGTCATGGCAAGACCAGTTCTGGCAGTTTTGAGGGATGATAAGAAGGAAGTCCCTGACTCGGTAGATTCAGGTACACCGTCAGATATTGCTAAAGCGGATTAGAGATTTATGGGTATTAATTTTTTGATTTTTGTTTCTGGAATTATTGTGGGGTTTTTGGTGGCTATGCTTGTGATCGTGGTACTGGTTTTTTTCCGAAGAATTGTCGAACAAAAAGCGGTTGTCTTTGAAAATAAAATAAGTAGTTTGGGTCCACAACCAAAGGGGTTCATTTTCATACCCCCTGATGACGCAGAAGCGGCGAGGCAAGAGATTATCGAGAAAAATCGAGCGCTTGGGAAAGATACAAAATTATCAGAGCTTATATAAAAATCGTATGGCAAAAAAAATTACTCCGCGGGCAAAGCAAGTGCTTGTAAAACCTGATGGGGTGGAGAGTCGCGAGTCAGAGTCTGGTATTATTACTCCATCGAATATTGAGCAGGAACAGAAAGCTATCGGCACGGTTATTGCTGTGGGGTCCGATATTAAGGATATCTACCGTGATGATCGGGTAATTTATGGTGCTTATGCGGGTGAGGTTATAAAGTTCCGCGAGGGTGGTAAAGATGTGGAGTATCGCATTTTATTCGACGAGGATATCCTCGCATTCATCGAATAGGTCATGGCAGTAGCACAGATAAAATTCGAAATCATCAAATACGGAGCTATGTTCGGCTTTTTCAAAGAGAGAGGAACCTTTGTGGTGTACCTTGGTCCATTTATGATTATTTTTACAAAGTTATGAGATACGGCCGAGATTTGGGATGCCGTTTCGGGCAACCGCACGACCTCAAAAACATTCACGAAAATCCGCATGTACTTTGGGAGGTGTGCAAGATTTGTGGGAAGCGGTTCAGGTGGAATAAAGGTTATAGGGGGCGGGTGGAGAATGCTGAATATTTGAGAGTCCATGTTCGAAATTATGCACAGCAGTTTGGAGCGACAAAGCGAATTTTTAATAAACTGTACGATCCTAAGAAATGCGAAATATTTATATGACCAGAGCAACAAATACAAGAATTTTCAGATATTTTGAGCAGGGTCAAATGGGAGCGTTGGTGAAGAGAGAGAGTCCGATTTCTGCTCAAGAAAAAAAATTTGTGGGAAAGTGTAAGTGTGGTCGGGAGTTATGGGCAAGTGCGGGACAAATTATTAGGACTAACAAATGTAGGCACAAATGAATCCGAATGAAACGATTGTGATCGAGGACGGTGTTCTCGACATTATAGAATCCGCAGTCAATAAGTTGGTTGATACTGTTCGTCCAACTTATGGGCCAGCGAGCAATAAGGTTATTATTGACAAGATGGCATATCGAATGGTCGTTGATGATGGTGTGCAGATTGCCCGTGATTTCGAATTGCCAGACCCAGCGGAGAATGCGGTGGTGAAGATTATCCGTGAAACTGCTATTCGTACGAATGACATTGCGGGTGATGGGACCACTAGCTCGCTTATCATGCTTCAGGCCATTATCCGAGAAATTCGAAGGAAGACGAAAATTAATGGTCGCAAAATTGAAATCGAGTTGAATAGGGGTATGGCAGAGGTGCGCGAGCAACTTCTAAAATCTGCTAAAAAAATAAAGACTCGTGAAGAGTTAAAAAAGGTTGCCCTTATTTCTTTTGACGATGAGAAAATTGCCGACATGCTTGCTGATTTGTATTTCAAACTTGGAAAAGATGCGACTATCACTATTGATAAGTCACCAACGATGGACACGTTTATGGAGTTGGCAGATGGTATTGAAATTCCTCGGGGGTATATCAGTCCGTATATGATAAACAACCCAGAGCGTATGGAAACGGTGCTTGAAAAGCCGTATATCTTGATGACGGATTATCGCCTTATGGAAGCGACGGATTTATTGCCTATTATGGAGAAAATGGCAAAGGCGAACAAGCGTGAGTTGGTCATAATTTGTGAGAATTTGGAGAATAGTGCGCTTGCAACGGCCGTGCTGAATCGAATACAGCAGAAATTTTTTACAGTTGCCATTCCAGTACCAGCGTACGATAACCGAAAAGTGAGGCTTGAGGATATAGCGCTCATGACGGGGGCGAAATTGTTTACTGCGGATAAGGGGGATAAGCTCGAGAATGCTGAACTTGCCGATCTTGGTCGTGCAGAGCGTTTTATTTGTCGAAAGGAGCATTCGATAATTATCGGTCCGAAAGGAAAAAAGGTTGATGTTTCTATGGCCATAAATTCTATTCGGTCCGCAATTACGAATGAGCAGAAAGAGAAAGACCGAAAAGAGCTCGAGCAACGTCTTGCCGTGCTTACGAATAGTCTTGCGGTCATTAAAGTAGGGGCGCCGACTGAGAATGAACAGAAAGCTCTTAAGTATAAAGTCGAGGATGCTGTGAATGCGGTAAAAGCGGCATATAAAAATGGTGTTGTTTGTGGCTCGGGGCTTGCTTTGGCGGGATTAAAAACATCCAGTCCGATTCTTAATGAAGCGTTGAAATATCCAGCGCGACAGTTGAGGGAAAATATGGGGTTAGATGATGTCGAGTATTTACAATCAGGTCATGCGTATAATGTCGTGACGCAGAAGGTAGGGCCTTATCTTGAGGTGGGGGTGGTCGATCCTGTGGATGTATTGATTGCGGGTGTTCAGAGCGCTGTTTCAATTGCTTCGGTGTTGGTTACGAGTTGCAAAATGATCGTGGAGAAGCCAAAAGATAAGGTTACGGAATAGGTTGATAAGTGGTTGCCATTCCCCACAGAAATGATATCTTGTAAAGTATGCCAGTAATGATGATTATTTTAATAGGGGTCTTTGCGGTCGGCGCATTTGTGTTCGAGAGTATTCCTGTGGAGTTAGAGATGCCTGTTAAGTTGCCTCCGATTTCTGTGGAGATATCCACCGAGGCGAGTGCCGTAATGATTGATGAAAATGTTATAATTGAACCAACAGAGATAGAAGAGATTCCTACTGCGACAGAAACGGGAATAGAGATTCCATCAACAGAACAGTATAGTGAGCCGACCAAAATTTATGTTCCGATTTATATTACAGTTCCGCTTCCAGTTGAAACATTATTACCTCAACCACAAGAACCAATGCCATCTGAGCCAACAGAAATAGCTAGTCCGAAATCACCAGAGATAAAGGTTATTAATCCGATTCCAGGTAAGGGTTTGGGAAGGATTTATTATGTTATGCCTGTGGATCCAAATTTGTCGGATGAAAGCAATTATATTGTTCTGGGTTTTGTGCTGAAAAACGAATCAGGTGATGTGGTGAGAGAGGCGGTGGCAGAAGTTGTGGCGACAGATGACAAACAGAATATGACTATAAACGGCACGGGGAATCTTGCAAAAATTATAGAGGACGGGGCAGAGAAGAGGTTATATTATTACCCATTTACGTATTACTTTAATTTTTCGGGAAAGCATACGATAACGTTCAGTGCGCTCGGGGTTTCGACCTCTGTTGAGGTGGATGTATTGGAGCTTGTCTCAGAAGAAAACTAATTTTATGGAAAAAGCAAAAATTTTACTGGAACAAATTATACTCGCTTTGGTGGATAACCCAGATTCAGTGCAGGTTGAGGGCAAGACTGATGAAATGGGAGTGTTGCTATCTTTGAGGGTGGCGAGAGAGGATATGGGCAAGGTTATCGGCAAGGCGGGAGAAACAGCAAAAGCGATTCGGCTTGTTATGCGTGTTGCGGGTATGTCCGAGAAGGCTCATATAAATGTCAAAATTTTAGAACCTGAGTATTAATTGCACTTTATGGAAATTCAAGAAACACCAATCGGGAATATAATCCCGTATTCGAAGAACTCGAAGGACCATTCCGAGGACCAGATAAGAAAGATTGCGGCGTCCATTCGAGAGTTTGGATTCAATCAACCGATCGTCATTGATAAGGATGGTGTGATTATCGTGGGTCATGGTAGATATTTTGCGGCCGTAATGATTGGTATGGAGAAAGTGCCGACTTTTTCGGTTGATATTAGCGAAGAGAAGGCTCGAGCTTATCGTATCGCTGATAATAAGTTGAATGAGAGTGAGTGGCGTATGGGTATAGTTCTCGAAGAGTTGAAACTTTTGTCGTTGGAGATGATCGATTTGACGGGTTTTAACAGAGAGGATTTTGAGGGGATGGCGGCCGCTGATGAAATCGGACAACTTGCAAGAGAGAGGGATATCGATTTGGGCAAATATAATGTTCTAACCGTGGAGGCGCCCGAGGCGCCAAGACTTAAGGCGAGGTGTAGTTTTTATTTTGAGAAAATTGAGGATTTTGACCGAGTTAAGCGATTTTTCAATGCAGATGGAGGGGAGTTGGATGTGAAAAAGCTTTTGGATATAGTAGATTCAAAATAATAAAATGTCGCTGAGATATTTTTCAACATTTACAGGAGTTGGAGGGCTTGATTATGGGCTTGAGCAAATAGGAGCTAAGTGTGTCGGTTTTTCGGAGATACGGAAGAGTTCAGAGAAAATATATAAATCTCATTACCCACAGCATTTTAATTATGGGGATGTAACGGTCTTCGATCCAAATTCCTTGCCAGATTTTGATATTCTTGTAGGAGGGTTTCCTTGTCAGAGTTTTTCACTTGCAGGGCTTCGAAAGGGGCTCGAGGACGGGAAAGGGAAGAAAGGGGCGATGGTTCTTTATCTTCATAGGATATTGCAGGCAAAACAACCGAAATTCTTTGTTCTTGAGAATGTGAAAGGCATATTGAATCACGATAAAGGGGCAACTTTTCGTAAGATTTTCCGTGTTTTTGAGAATGCTGGGTATCATGTAAGGGTGCTCTTGTTAAATGCTCTTAATTACGGATCTGCGCAGAATCGAGAGAGGGTGATTTTTATAGGGAGTAAGGAGTCTTTTGACGCCGTGAGGCCTGTTATTTTGGATAATTCAAAGAGATTTCGGGATGTGTTTGATGGTGATGAGGCGAAATATAAGCAAATCAAAGAAACAGAGAGGAATTTAGCCAAAATAGAACAGCTTTTGCAGTTTAATTTTGAACTTATAGGGAAGTGGGATAGGGTTGGGACCCTTACGACTCAGGTGGGTTGTGGTGAAAAAGCAGTTCCATGGGGCGATAAATGGCGCATGCTGACGGTTCTCGAGTGTGAGAGGTTGCAAGGTTTCCCAGATGGATGGACAGAGGGTGTGGCGGATTCATCGAGGTATTTTGCTATGGGTAATGCAGTTAACTGTCAGATGAGCTCGTATCTTTTTACAGACTATTTACCGAAAGTCTGGAAAACAGATTGGCAAAAGGTATAATTAAGGTGGTGCGTAGAACACAATAAAACTTTCATTATGGCAACCCCGAGTAAAAAGGAAGAGATGTACAAATACATCGGCCGACCGACTAAGTTAACGCCTGAAAGTGTCAGAAAATTAGAGGAGGCTGCTGCAGTTCGCGCAACTGTTAGAGAGTCATGTTTTTATGCGGGGATTTCCGCGGACACTTATTACAAGTGGATGAAAGAAAGTCCTGAACTTTTGGAACGTTTGGAAGACCTTCGTCAAAAACCCTTTCTGGTAGCCAGGAAAACGATTATCGATAGTTTGAATGACGTTAATGTTGCGTTTAGATTCTTAGAGAAAGAGAAGCCAGAAGAGTACGGCGATCGTATCAAAGTGGAGCATTCAGGAAATGTTCAGCAAGGTGATACCATTCATCCTGATGATGAAGCATTAAGGCTTGAGTTTAAAACAAAACTCCTAGCGAATATACGTCGACGTTGGGATGAAAAAGAGAAACGGTTAGTTGTTAATAAATTACCTGATGGGGTGGGACAAAAACTTTGATAATCGAGTTCCTTTAAAATTTTGTGGCGGGAAACCGTCTTATGATAAGAAATCAGCACAGACCGCGGCGAATAGTAGATTTGAGCAGGACCATGTGAAGCTTCGAATTTATAATTGCCCTAAGTGTAATGGGTGGCATCTTACTAAGCAGTCATATAATCCAAATTTCGATGAATAATGAAAGACCGTGCGTAGAACATGATTTTGTGGCTCTCCTGGGGTTTTTAACGCATACCCCTGTTGTTTGCGCTTATTGTGGCCAGGTTCGAGAGGTTAGAGCTGATGGGACTGTTATTATTCTTAGGCAAAGAGGCGAAGTAAAAAATGGAAGTACAGAAGAAACAACCGAAGATAGCCGAGCCTGATAATGGTATTCTCGATTGGATCGGCGAAAATAAAATTCGCAATGAGAAAGGCGATATCATTGAATTTGATATGCACCCGTTTCTTGTCGATATCTATGATGACCAGTCGCAAAACCTGACCGTTATGAAGGGGGCGCAAATTGGCATGAGTACTTTGCAGATACTTAAGAATCATCGGGATGCGAAGCGCTATAAAATGGACATTATCTATACGCTCCCGACCGATAAAGATGTGAGTGTTTTCGTTGGTGGTAAGGTGAACCGTATTATTGCGAATAACCCCGTCATGCTCGAGGATGTCGCAGACAAAGACTCTATCGAGCAGAAACAGGTTGGAAATTCGATGGTGTACTTTCGAGGGACATGGACTAAGAAGGCCGCCATTATGGTTACGGGCGATCGTTTGGTCCACGATGAGAAAGACAGTTCGAAACTCGATATCATTTCGGATTATCAGGCGCGTCTACAGCATTCAAAGTTCAAGCAGACTCATACGTTCAGTCATCCTTCATTACCAGAAACGGGTGTACATGCTGATTGGATGATGAGCGACCAAAAACATTGGCATGTTATGTGTCGAGCGTGCGGGTATGAACAATTTCTTAATTGGGACACGGAACAACCTCGCAAGATGTCTGTTGATATTGAGCGCCGAGCGTTCGTCTGTAAGCGTTGTAAGGGCATTCTGACGGATAGGGACCGCGCATGCGGACGTTGGATAGCGCGATATCCGAATCGGAAGTGGAGTGGTTATTGGGTTTCGCTTTTGATGTGCCCATGGGTGAGTGCAGGGGATATTGTAGATAAATTTCAGCACAAAGACACGACTGCAGAGTTCTTTTATACGAAAATACTTGGACTCCCGTATGCGGATGCTTCGGCTAAGCTTTTGCGAGATAGTTTCTTTCAGAATCTTACAGGCAAAGCTTATGCTCCGATGCCCGATGAGCGTATTGTTATCGGTATAGATACGGGACTCCGAATTGATTACGTTATGGGCGATAAGATGGGGTTATTTTTCCACGGTGATTGCGATGATTACAATGAGTTGGATGCAATAATGCTCCGTTGGCCTAAAGCGATAGCGGTCATAGACCAGGGTGGGGATTTAATCGGATCTCGTAAATTTTATCAGCGTTGGAAAGGTAGAGTCATTTTGTGCGCGTTATCGGGCGACAGAAAGACGAAGGAGTTGGTCAAGTGGGGTAAGGGAAATGAAGAGGGAACTGCGGTGGCCGATCGTAACCGAAGCATTCAACTTGTCGTTGATGAGTTTCGTACACGCCGAATACCTGTTCATGGGACCGAGGGTGATTGGTTTGAGTATTGGTCTGATTGGAATAATCTTGCAAAAATGAGGGTGCTTGACCCTGATACTAACGCTACGAAAGGGTATAAGTGGGTTCGAAGCGGGCGCGACCACAGAGCGTTAGCGACTGTCTTCTGGCGTATTGGGATGATGCGTTATTCGACCGCAGGCGCTGTCATTATGCCGCCGACCGCTATGCATAGCCCTAATAGTTATATGGTAGAGCCGAATCAAACCGTAAATTTCAACCCGAAAGAAATGTTTGATCAACAGGAATTGGCAGCCGAAGATGATTGGCGTCGAGTTGGCTAGTTATCCACATGTTGTGGTGTAATAATTTATGCGATAATTGTGTTGTCGAGCACGCGACTCGATTTTCGCTTCCCCCCATTCATCCTCAAGGATAGGACTACCGACCTCTACTATGTCGCGTAGTCCTTTTTTGCATAAATTTAAAAAACGATGCCAGATCCAAACTTAAGCGGGTACGTTTCGCTAGGAGATGATATTAACAAAAGACCAACGGATGGTTCTGATGAAACGCGTCAGGGCGTTGTGTCGGTGAAGCAGAGCGAGCTCACGCTCGATATGAAGAATGAGGACATTATTGCCCTTACTGAAAAGTGGAAAAAAGCATGGGACGATTCGCCGAAGAAAGCTGAATGGGAAAAGAAATATGCTGAGAATGAAAAGTACTGGCTTGGTGAGCAGTTTGATATGCCGAAAGTTGATAAGTCACGGCCGATGGTGGACAATCTCATGTTCGAATCGGTTGAAACTTTCTTACCGCAAGCTACGCGCAGGAATCCTGAACCGCTTGTAACTGTTGATGCAAGTGAGGCAGATATAGACGGAAATATTAAGAAAGAATATACGGCGTATGCGGCGAAGGTTAAGAATCGCCTTGCTGATATTGCAGACAAAAATACACTTCGCTTGAAATTGAAGAAAGCAACACGGCATTGGGCGATTTATATGCTTGGTGTTGCAAAACTCGCTTGGAATGTTGAAAAGAAAATGCCGATGGTGCAGATAATTCGACCGCAAAAGATTGTACTTGACCCAGACGCAACGACTGATGAGGACGGGTACTCGGGCGATCGTGTGGGAGAGATTCGGAAACTGACGGCCGACAAAATTCTTACGATAATAAAAGGTTCAGATACTTATATAGAAGCGGAGAAAGCTATCAAAGCTCTTGTGAAAGAAGATTTGGGAACTGAGGTCCAGTTTATGGAGTGGTGGACTTCGACTTATATGTGTTGGACGTTTGGTAAAACGGTTCTGTGGAAAAAGAAAAATCCGCATTGGAATTATGACCGCACGGAAACACCGCAAGCAACTGAATTGGCCTCGGAGGGAGTTCAGGTTGATGATTATGGGAATACAACAGTGCAACCGATAGAGGTTGAGGGGATTAATCATTTCGAAACTCCGCGTCTTCCTTATGAGTTTCTTTCGATTTTCAATCTTGGTGATCAACCTGTCGATAAAACTTCGCTTATGACGCAGAATTTGTCTAACCAGGACAAAATCAACAAGCGTAACAAGCAGATCGATAAGAATACTGACGGTATGAATGGCGGTATCGTTGTATCGCTTGAACGAACTGGTCTTTCTCAAACGCAAGCGTCGGGAGTTGCAAAAGCCTTAGAGAAGGGTGGAATTGTCGCGGTGCCTACGGGACCCGCGGGAGAGGGTGTGGCGCGCGTATCGGCCCCTGGATTGCCCCCAGATGTCTATAATGACCTTGTGGACACTAGAGCGCGTATGCGCGATATCTTCGGGGTAAAAGGTTCTTCACAAGCAGGGCTTCAGACCGAGGACACGGTGCGCGGAAAGATATTGAGTAAAGGATTGGACACGGATCGAATTGGTGGGGGTATCACAGAATTTATCGAACAGTTTGGAGATAGGATTTACAATTGGTATACCCAGCTTTTGTATGTTTACAGCGATGCGTTCCAATTCATTGAAGGAGCAAGACCGCCGTTGATAATTGTCTCGGTGAAAGAGGGTTCGCTTCTGCCAAAAGATAGTTCCTCGCTTGCGACCCAAGCGCTCGAGCTTGCGAAAATGAATAAAATTTCGAACCTCGATTTGTACAAACAACTTGAATATCCTAACCCTGAAGAGATGGCGGCCAATGCATGGCTTGAAGTAAATGCCCCGCAGATTTTGTATAAGGACAATCCGATGGTCCAGGAAGTATTGGCGATGCAGTCGGCAGCGGCGGCAGTAGAAACTGAGAAAGACCAACAGAAAGGCGAGCAAGAGCATCAGAGGGGCATTGAGAAAGAGATAGTGAAAGGTGCGGTGAAAGAAGAGCAGGGAGTAGGGAAACCAGGCGGGTCGATACTCTCTCGCATACCGACATCACCATTAGAGGCAATAACGTAATGCAATGCCTTTCGTATCAAAAGCACAGCGCGGGTATATGTGGATGCACCATCCAGAAATTGCGAAAGAGTTCGAGGAGAAAACTTTGAACTCAAAGAAACTTCCAAAGCATGTAGAGAGAAAAGAGTCGAAACAGGAACGATCGAGTAAAGAGTAAGTTTGAGCGCAAATTATCATCGGAAATCGCTCCCCCGATAACAAATAAATACGATGCCAGAACCAGTATCGGCGCAGTTTAGGACAGAAGGCGAACCCGCCTTCCCGATCCAAGACAAGGAGAACGAAAACTCCGCTTCCTCGCCAGAAGGTGAAAAAACGAACGCTAACCCGACCCAATCGCAAGAGGGGGACCAAAACTCAGGCGAAACATCAAAAGAGGGTAGTGGACAGAAGACAGGAGAAGAAACGAATTTCGCCGATCATCCACGTTGGAAAGAACGTGAGACTGATTGGACAAAGCGCTTTAATGACCAGGAAGTACGTCATACCAGTGAGTTGGCTAATTTGCGGGCTGAGATCCAAAAACTTACTACCGCATCAGCGGCCAAACCGACTGATACTGCCGCAATCAGTGTGGACCAAATACCAGACTGGTTCGGAGGTGATGAAAAGGCCTGGGCAAACTTCGTCAAATGGAATAACGACAATATCACGAAAGCAAAGCAAGAGGCACGAAGTGAAGCGTTGAACGAAATCGAAACAAAAAGCAAAGAGGAACAGGGGCTCATCAAAGCTGCAACAGATTTCTTTCAACAAGAGGTAACAGCTATTGAATCGGATAAAACTTTGAACCCGAAAGGGCTTAAGGTAGACCGAAACAAGCTACTAAAAATCGTCTTAGACGAAAAGCTCACAGATACCGAGGGTCGGTGGAACTACCGAGCAGGATGGAAAATCTTGCAGGCAACAGCTTCCGCTTCGAAACCCGTGAATGATGAGCGAAATAAAGTAGCCGATGCGACCAGTTCCGAAAGCAGACCAGAAACGAAACCATCTTCGGTTACGACAAGTGAGGATTTCATAAATCCATCGAACCGACCTTGGTAATTACAATTTAACCTTTTAACCACCATGGCCGAATTATACGGACAAAGAGTACAGACCACAGTGCAGACCAAGTATCTGCCTTTTGTGGTCGATACAGTACTCAACTCCAACGTTTTGTTCCAGCGCACAGTTCGCGCGGGCAAGAAGTGGGGAGGTCGCACGCTTCGCGTGCCGATCAAAGTGTCGAAGAATACGACTGGTCAGTCATTCCGCGGTTTTGATACCTTCTCGACAGCAGCAACGGATAACCGCCAGTTCCTAGAATTTACTCCGAGCTTCTATCAGATTACGTGCGCTCTTCCAGGTGATGAGCTTTCGGTTGCTGATACGGAGGATAAAGTCTTGGACTTGATGAAACTTACCATTCAGTCTGATACCGAAGATATGGCCGATGACCTCGGTACTATTTGGTACTCGGATGGTACGGGTAACTCGTCAAAAGATCCATTGGGTCTTGGTGCTCTCGTTGATGATGGAAACAGCGTCGCCTCGATCGGTGGACTTTCACGTTCGACTTACACAACGCTCGCATCAACGGTAACCGCTTCATCGGGAACACTTACTCTCGCCAAAATTGACACCCTATGGAACAACGTTACGTCAGGCGCGCAGAAGCCAACGGCTTTCTACACGACCGAAACGGTGTTCAGTCTTTATGGTCAATTGCTTCGCCCGCAAGAGCGAATCACTAAGGACGCTTCACTCATGAAAGGTCTTGAGGGAGGCACAGGCTTTACTGCGTTGTCATACAACGGTAAGCCAGTCCTTATGGATGAGAAATGCACCTCGGGTGCTCTTATTGCCCTGAATGAGAACTATGTTGATTGGTATGCACTTCCGTTCTTTAACGCGAAGCCGATCGGATATAAGTCGCAAATCAAGGGTAATGATTATGAAGCTCCGCTAGGTTTGGGCTTCTCATGGTCAGATTGGATTGTCCCCGCAAATGCAGGCTCTGTTGTAGGGCACATTTACTTCGGTGGTCAGTTCATTACGACCAATCCGAAGCGACATGGAAAGCTCACTGGCATCACAGGTATTTAATAGCCATTAATTAAAACACAACCACCATGAGTGAAAATTCAACGTCAAAAATTGTAGTGGTCGGTGTGGTGGCATTAATTATTGGTGCTGTCATCACATGGGCTTTCCTACGCGTCCCTGATTTAACAGGGAAGCAAGCGCCTACTGCTGGTGCGCCAGGTAATCTTCTTGCAGAGGATTACGATCCGTATATCCAGTACAACGGAGGATTCAATACCGCCAAGGGAATCACAAACTCGGGTACGCTTACTCAAAGTGGAGCATCCACTTTTAGCGGCACGGTGAGTATTTCGGGAGCTTTGACCCAAGGAACCGCGTCAAATTCTTCGACGCTTCATTCGTCGGGAACTTGTAATTTGTATTCGGGTAGGGGTATTACTACAATCCTAGCTTCCACGACAAGGTTTCTTGATTGTCAGGCGGGAGAATCAACTGCGACTGCGTTATCGGACATTCCTGCATGGGCATTAGGAGATGTGGTCTTGGTTGGAATGCCAACAACGACCCCGACAACTCTATTGGGTCTTCGGGTCACATCGGCACAATCATCGACAACGGCAGGATATATTCAGATAGGGTTGATGAATCAGACGGGAGCCGATTATACTTTGGCCCCAGCAGCTACAGGAACGTGGTTCTATTTTTTCGAACGATAGAATCAATTTATTAGTGTAAAGATTACATCACAATGAGTTCACAACTTACAGGTGCGGTTGTAGTTGCAGCGCAGGGTATTCACTCTGAAAGCTCGACACAGTTGCACGGCATCGGAGAGATGGTCCACTCGAATGATGGTCGCAAGTTCCGCTACTGCAAAGTAGGCGGTACGTCCCTCGCAGCTGGTAAGCTCTACCAGTCACGCGCAGAGGACACGACCAACTTTCAGAACCTGACCTGCGCGGTCAGTTCCGCGGCAGCGACTTCCATCACGACTACTACTACGGTTACTCTTACCGCGAATCAGCTTGCGGGCGGTTTCTTGACCGTTACGGCGGCAACTACAGGCGCTGGATTTACTTACAAGATTAAGAGTCATGCGGCCGCCTCTGGCGCTGTGGTGACTTTCAACTTGGAGGATCCAGTCGTCGTTGCGACTACAGGTACGGTCACGGTTGATGCGCATCCGAACCCGTACGACGCGGTTATCATCGCGCCGACTACGGCAACTTCGGGTAACGCAGGTTTCGCAGTTTACAACGTTACAAATGCTTACTTTGGTTGGCTCTGTACGCATGGACCGACATCGGCTCTTGCTCAGGGAACGATTGTCGTCGGTGATAACGTTTGTCCTGCAGAATCAACCAACGCAGGGGCGATTGGTCCAAAGGCAGATGCAACCCTTTCTCAAGTCGTTGGAACTGCTCTCACAGGCATTGCTTCGACGGAGTACGGCGTCATCTTTGCTTCGATCGACTAACCTCAGAGTCTTCGCTTCACTCTGTCCCCTTCGGGGGGCAGGGATGAGGTGAAGACAAAAAAAAGACCAGCGCATAAAAAAATAACGCGGAATCGCTGCAGCCGCTTGAGCATTAAAAGTAGGTGAATGCTCCCCTACAAAATCACATCATGAAAACAGCACTATTTGTCAATTTTACGGAGGAGGAATTTATCGGGTATTGGGATGGTAAAGGAAAGAAGTTTGTCCCTGGAGCTTCGCTTTATATGCCTGATTACCTTGCTCGACACTTTGCAAAGCATCTTGTAAATCGTGAGTTGCTTCGTAAGGACCGCGCGGGGAATCTCATATATAAAGACGGAGAAAAGTTCACCTCACCAAAAAAACCCGAAGAAGTTCCGATATTCATGGAATTGTTCGGTAAGGCGTATATCCCAGATACAGACGACGAGCTTGCGCAGCCGAAAGATGATATTGATGCGCTTATCAATTCAGCGAATAAAAATCGTACGAAAGAAAGTGGAGAGGGTAAGCCCTCAAAAGGCGGTATTCAAGACCCATCTCAACCGCAAATAGTGGTGTCGCCAGACTTCGACGAAGAGGGCGAGGAAGCTGGAAAGGAAGAATAATTATTTAACATTATGGCTCAAATTTTATCAGCGTTTTCGCGCGATGCGAATGGGGTCCCGATCACAACGATGGGGATCCTTGCAACACCGAAATCGATCACCTTTGTCGCGGGGACAACGGGTGCTGTCGGTGCGACAACGTTGTTCACGGTGACAGGGACAATTGCTGTCAATATTATTGGGTTATGCACTACTGACCTTGCGGGTGCGGGAACAATTGAAATTGGTACGGCTACATCGACGGCTTGTTTGTGTGATCAGCAGTCGGCAACAGCGATCGACAACCATGAGGTTTGGCATGATAACATTCTTGCTATCGGAGGTGCGGCCGCGAATCATTGGCATGTGATTAATGAAAGTGTCATTCAAACAATTGCAACAAATACGGTCAGTGGAGGTATTCTTACTTATTATTGCAATTGGGCACCTTTGTCGTCTGATGGAAATGTGGTAGTGGCTTAAATCTTATGCAACTTCTCGAACCCCAAGAAGTAAAACAGGAGTATGACCAGAAAACGGAAGAACAGGCCGAGCGTGTTCGAAAATTACGTGATGCGGAGAATTTATTGGTTCAGAATCTGAATGCAACGCGTGAAAAGGTGGGGTCTGAAATTGCTCGGCTTACGAAAGAATTGGAAGATTTCGAGACAAAGGGCAAAAATCATATTCATGATTTGTTACTCGAGGTGAGTTCTCTTGAAAACCGTAAAAAGGAGGCACTTAAGCCGATAGAAGCAGAGCAAAAACAGCTTGATGAGCGCAAAATTGACATCGATCGTGGAGAAAAGGCGCTTGTGGAGGCAAAAGTTGGCTTGGATGCTCGAGAATTCGACCTCAATGACCGAAGAGATGACCTGGATGAGAGTGAAACGCTTGTTCAGGAGCGCGAGGACCTTGTTTCTTTGAAAGAATCGAACTTGGTGAAGGCCGAGGATCGCCACAAGGCTTCTGAAGAGGCTTTGTCGAAGAGGTGGGCCGAGTTTCATGTCGAAGTTGCCCGCGCGAACACGGATTTGTTAAGGAGAGAGAAAGAAGTCATTGATGGGAGGATCGCGAATGAGGCAATTCGCGCGGAATTGACTGAAGAACGAAAGAGAATGAGTGATGAGCGAGTTTCGATTCGTGATACTTATCGGGCAATCGAACAAGCGAAGCAACACTTAGGCGTAAAAATATAACCATGGCCCAAGCAAAACACGATAATAATGGAGTTACCACAATGTCAGGTGTCTTGAATACAGACGGGGTTACTCCGACGCTCGTTAAGGCGGACCCATCGACTCATATCTTAAGCGTTTTGGATGGTACTACGGGAAGTGATGCGGGGGCCGATAGTGCGTATCGTGATGACAATATGGTTCCCGTAATGATTGCGGTTTCCGAAACAGATGGGCTCACGCCGACCAATCTTTATGTAAATTCGAGTGGTCAGCTTTTAATAGATTCAAACTAAAACGATGGCAGAAGCAAAACGAGATGGTAATTATGTGACAACACTTCTGGCGGTTTCGAATGCCGACGGCACGACGCCTGTTGTGCTTTACGCGGATCCGACAACCCACAGGTTGCTCGTTTCTGCCACGGCGGGGGCTCTTGATGATCTCACAGATGTCGTGATTACGAGCGCGGCGCAAGGAGATGTTTTATATCACAATGGGACAAATTGGGTGAATCTGGCGGCGGGGACAAGCGGTTATTTTCTTAAAACGCAAGGGGCGGGAGCAAACCCCGTCTGGGATGCTACGTCGTCAGCAACTATAACGGTTGCAAATGAAGCCACCGATGCATCATGCTTTTTGGTATTTGTAACAGCGGCAACAGGGACTCTTGGACCGAAGACGAATGTCGGTGCGACCTTTGACTCGAGTACGGGAGTTATTACGGCAACAGGTTTTTCGGGTCCTTTGACGGGCAATGTTACTGGAAATGCAAGCGGTACGGCGGCGACGGTAACGGGGGCGTCACAAGCTTCGATAACAACGCTCGCAAACCTTGTGAGCGTACAGGGGAGGACGGTTACCCTGGCAGACGCGGGAGCGAATGCAATATTCGGATGGGATGACACCGCAGGAGCGTATGAAAATCTGACGCAAGCGGAGGTTTTGGCGGTTATCGGCGATTCATCGGAAACTGCAAAGGGTGTTATCGAACTCGCGACTGATGCCGAAACTGTAACGGGAACAGATACGGTTAGGGCGACTACTCCTGCAAACATTACTGCAAAAATGGCGGCTCCTGGTACGATCGGGGGCACGACACCTGGAAATATTACAGGTCTTGTGATTACGGCGAATACCAGTATTTTGCCAGATGCTGACGATGGCGCCCCGCTTGGTGATGGAACCCATGGATTCTCGGACCTATTTCTTGCCTCTGGTGGCCTTATCAAATTTGCGAGTACGGATGCCGTGATAACCCATTCGGCAGGTGTCTTGACCGTTTCGACGGGTGATTTGCGAGTTACGACGGCGGGGACGAACTCGGCATCGGTCGTTACGGTTGGAGGTACGCAGACGCTTACGAGCAAAACCCTTACCTCGCCAACCTTGACCACCCCGAGCGCTTTTACAACGGGAGGCACAATCACCCTTGCAGAGAATAGTTCGATTGCACTTGACCCTGCAGGTTCGGCAGATGGAAAGTATACGGGTATCACTATTGCGGGAACTGCGGGCGCTACGCTTGCTTTTGGCGATTTGGTGTACCTAGCGGCGGCAGATTCACGGTGGGAACTAGCAGACGCAGACGCGGCTTCAACTTCGGGTGATGTGATGCTCGGTATGTGTGTCCTCGCAGCCGCGGCCGATGCGGATCCGACAGTCATTCTTCTTTATGGAAATATTCGGGCCGATGCGGTATTCCCAGCCCTTACGATTAGTGCTCCCGCTTATGTGGGCACTACTGCGGGAGATATTCAGACGGCGCAACCATCGGGAACAGATGATGTAATCAGACGTGTAGGCTTTGCACTCACGGCCGATGAGCTTCTGTTCAATCCTTCAAATGATTACATTACTCATACATAAAGATGCCAGAAGATAGAAAATTACAAAAAGTGAACTTGCTTGGGAGCCGATACTTTTTCAGATTCCTTGATGATAAAGGTAACATGATGAAAGTGGAGGTCCCCGAGGCCGAGTTCAGAAAGTTGCTTGTAAAAGACTGCCCGAGGCCAGCGTTACCTGAGGGCGCGGTAATTTTCGATAGTGCGGGTGATGAAATATGGGTGGACACTCCGTCGGGTAATTTGGAAAAAAATCAGTATGTTGTCATGGGCGACTATTGTGTAGTTTCTTTGGAAGAGAATGAAAAAGACTATCCCGTTCTGGTCGAAAAAATAGAGAGTGATTCATTAAAAGCTGACTCAATTTTAACCAAGTAAATCATGGCTGTTGCAGTAGATACATCGGGTGGTGCAGACGGAACAGGATCGACTCTCACAAAGTCGCTTACTCTTGCTGGTTCGGACATCGTGCTTCTTGTTGTGGGAACCACTCGAAGTGCTACGAACGACATTACGGGGTGTACTTGGAATGGTGCAGCGATGACCCAGATAGATTCTTTTGACAAAGTTTCGGGAGTGTATCATTTTAGAACTTTTGTGATGTGGGCGGCCGAGAGTGGGACTCACGATGTCGTCCTTTCTCGCAGTGGGTCGGGTACAGACATTGAACTTGCGGCGGTGTCATATAACGGTGTGCCGAATACGGCGTTTGATGCACAGGCGACGGATTCGAGTTCGGGAACAAGTTTTTCTGGATCGCTTACGACAGTTGATGATTTGTCGCAGGTGGTTTTCTTAATTGGCGGTACAAACGGTTCGCAAACCGCAGGAACTGATACGTTAAAGGTTGTTCAGGATGATCAGGTAGTGATCATGTCAGGAGATGGCACGACTACTCCCGCAGGGAGTCAGACCCTTGCCTGGTCATCGGGCTCTTCGGTTACAGAGAACTTCTGGTCGGAAGTTTCGCTGTCGCCAGAGGCAGGTTCGCTTATTAAAACGGTTAATGGCCTTGCCCGAGCGAGTGTAAAAACTGTCAATGGTTTAGCGATAGCAAGTGTGAAAAATTATAATGGTTTAGCTTAAAGTTAAAGGCGATGGAGGACCATGGATTACATAATGAAATAATGCGGGCTTTGGGTAGGCTTGAGGGTAAGGTGGATGGGATTTTGGTAGAGCAAAAGAAGACGAACGGTCGTGTATCTACGCTCGAGGGTAAAATGTCCGACCTAAGTGTGATGGCGAACGTTAATAAGGCGAAGTTGGGAATCATGGCGTCGGCGGCAGGGACTATTGGGGGATTAATAATTACTTGGGTATTGAAATAAAATGTCAGAACCACTCATCATAAATCAATTCCAAAACGCAATTGGCGATTCCGCGCATACGGGATTTGGTCTTATGAGGTGTGTGGATATTGAAGCATTCCCTGGGGCGGTAAAAGTTCAGAATATTCCGAGTACGATATTTCATACGGCATTTTCGGGGACATTTACGGCGGCGGCAGATGATGTGTGTACGTTGGTTGGCGGTGCGCCGACTACAACGGGAACAGCGGTGACGGTTTCGACTACAGGAGTTCTCCCTGCGGGTCTATCTGCAGGAACGAACTATTTTATAATTGCCGTAAGTGGGACGACGGTGAAACTTGCTACGACGATTGCCCTTGCTGGTGCTGGCACGGCGGTCGATATAACGGATGCGGGGTCGGGAACGCATACGATGACTACGGTCGATCCTGGGACGGTAAATCATATTGTCAGAAAAGTTAGCGGGGTGAGATTTTTGCAAGATTCAAATGGGAGAGTTTGGTATTTACAGAGTGGAGCTTCGAGGTGTTTTCTCTTGAATGGGAACACTCTTACAGGATCCGCGGGAAATGGAATAGTGGTCTTTCAAAACTCCGATGCGAGTGCGACTTATTTGTTCGCTTTCAGAAATGGATTTATCGATGTCATTAATGTGACAGCAACGGCAAATCTCGAAACGCCGTCTTGGACTAATGGATGGCAGTCGCTTAATTCGGGAACTGGTACGGGAAATCGTCATCATGCGATTCACGGGCAAGATAATATTATTTATTACACGGATGACCGTTATATTGGGAGTATTCGAGAGCTTACAATTTTTGATCCATCCAGCGGGGCGACGTTTACATTCAATCAGGACGCTCTCGATACTCCAAGTGGTGAGGTCTTGGTCCACCTTGAAGAGCTCGGGGCTAACCTACTTGCGGCGGGACAGACGTATGACCATATCTATCCCTGGGATAGAGTTTCAGACTCTTTTAATTTGCCGATTTCAGTACCCGAGAGGCAGGTTTTTCGTCTGAAAAATATTGGTGGTACTGTCTTTATTCTCGCGGGTACATCGGGAAACATTTATATGACTCAGGGGACGTATGTAAAGCATTTCAAAAAGCTCCCCGACCAAGTGATAAATAATTCAGGCAGTCTGCAGTCGAACGTTGTGACTTGGGGTGGAATCGATGCTTTGAACGGTAGTTTGTTAGTCGGGGCGAGTGTCTTAACTTCTGGGAATAACGGGGTATATAGGATTTACCCAGATGGGCGTTTGGTAATTCATCAAATCCCGTCTACAAGTTCGACGAGCGTTACAGCTCTTGAGGTCTCGAATACTTTCTTTTATATGGGATATGCGAGTGGCGCGGATGAACTCACGACCTCACGTTATAGTTCGTTTCAGGGGGTAATTCAGTCGGCATTTTATGTTGTCGGCACAAAGACTAATAAAACAAAATATTCGCTTCTTGAGGTTGTTATAGCAAAACCCGCGTCAAGTGGGAATGTTCGCGTGAGTTATCGCACTGATACTTCGAGCTCGTTTACTACTTTAGATACTTTTGCGGCCGATTCTACAAATACAACTTTCAAGAATGATGCCATTGGGCTTATCGACATTGAGAATATTCAGATTCAGGCTGAGGTCGATGGGACCGTTGAATTAGTAGAGATAAGATTGCTTCCATGACGGATTCTAAACTTGAAAAAAGAATATCGGCGCTCGAAAAAGAGCTCTCTTATCTCAAAGCGAACCCGTTGATGCCTGACCATTTTCATAATGGGTCTGATGCTAGTCGGATAAATTTCAATGACTTGGACCAAAAAAAACATTGGATATCTTATACGATACCTGGGACAAATTCGGCGACAGCAGCAAACTACAGTGTGTTTTTTGTGAATGAAATCGGTCCTTGTTATGTTTCAGCTTTTTATGAGGTGCATGAAACTGCGGGAACAGATGCGGGTGCTGTAACGGTGATGCTTGAGAAACTCACAGGAACAACGGCGCCAGCGAGTGGATCGTCTGTGCTCACAACCGCGCTTTCTTTAAAAGCAACGGCGAATACCGTGCAGGAGGGAACTTTGACGAATACTTTTGCGGATAGGAATTTGGCGGCGGGGGATAGGCTCGCCTTGAAAGATTCTGGGACGCTGACCGCAGTCGCGAATGTAACTGTTTTTGTGGAACTAACAATCACTTAATAAAAATTATATAATTTAAACACATGAAAAGTTACACTCAACTAAGAACAGATTATGGTGTCGAAACGAAGAATACAGCGGCGGCGAATTTGACATGGGGTAGTACTGTGATGAATGATTTCTATCGAAAACTTCTCGCAAAAGCTGATTGGCCGTTCCTTCACAGACTCCGTACCGCAACAACTCTCGCCTCGACAACTTTTGTGGCGCTTCCGTATGATGTGGACCTTGTGGAGAGTGTTTCTGTCACGGTTGGTTCGACGGTGTATTCCCCGAAACCTGCGCCGAGCAGAAAATTCTGGGATGAGCTTCATTACACTTCACAAACATCGGATGTCCCTCTTTATTGGTTTGTCTACAATGGCGAAATCGGATTGTGGCCTAAGCCAGCGACAGCGGGGAGCACGATATCTTTAAATTCGAAAGTACGGGTGATCGATTTGAATACTGCAGATATCACTTCATCTACGATAACCACTCTTGCAAATGCGAGTACTGCGCTCACGGTATCGGCAGGTCTTACAACTCAGATGGCGGGTTTTTGGATCCGTCCGACATATAGCACGACCGCGAATACTGGCGATGGGGTCTGGTATGAATTATCTAGCGTGACCAGTGCAACAGTTGGAACTTTGGTTCGAAAATATGGAGGTCAATCGATTGCGGCAGGAACGGCGGCTTGTACGATATCGCAGATGCCACTCTTGCCAGAGGCGCACCAAGACCTACTTGTTATACATGGGGCATTCAGATATTGGACCAAAGAAAAAGACGAACGAGCGCTTGCGTATAAAAATATGTTAGATGAAGGAGTCAAAGAAATGTTCAGAACTTATGGATTTAATGATCTGTCGATGGTCATTGATAACGGGGATGATGAACCCATCACAAATCCAAACTTAACTATCAGTTTATAAAATAATTATCATGTTCCCAAACGATGTATTTAAAAACTATTCCTTTAAAGATTCGCTGAACCAGATGCTTAGTCCGTTTTCGCAGATGCTGAAAAAACCGAAGCCCTCGACCCTCCCAGGAATGACACCGATCGGGCCGACCCCATCGATTACTCCACCGTATGGGATGACTCCTAAAATCGGTATGTCCCCTGCACCCGTTGTCCCGCAGGTAAAACCAGCGGCCGCGGTCCCTACGATGAATGCCGTAACGCAACCCGTTACTGCGGTGGCCGCGCCGTCACCGTCGCCAATGACTTTGGGAACAAATGCGACGGTATATTCTCCTAAAATACCCGAAATTACGCCAAATTCGACCCCTGGCGCGAGTTCTAAGCCCACTTTGCCAACTCTACCTAGTGGGGCAGAAAAAGCGCGGGAAAGCGCAGAAAAGGCCTATCAGGATAGTCTGAAAATTAGTCCTGAAGAATTATCTACGCAAGAGGACTTAGATCGGCTTATCGAATCGACCAAGGGTGCATATCGGCAAACTTCGGGGCAGACGATTCCTCTTGAATTTATTACAGGTCAATTGAAATCAGTCGAAGAAAGAGCGCTTGGCTTGGCCGAACCGCTTGAAAGAAAATTGGCTCGTATGCAGGCGGCACGCCAATCATCTTCGGAATCCTCAAAATTTGCACTTGAACGTGCAGACAAAGAGCTCGAACGCGAGAAAGGGGAAGCGGGCGGTTTCACCCTGGGAGAAGGCCAGGCGCGGTATGACGCGTCAGGAAAACTCATCGCAAGTTCGCCAAAGGGAGCAGAAACGAAAGCGCCGACGACAATGGAAACGGCGTCAGGAATCGTGCAATGGGATCCGACAACGGGGACATGGAAATCAACGGGATATTCAAAAGCGCAGACCGAGGCGGAACGGACGAAGGCGGGTGATAAGGTTGATGCGGATATTGCAAAGCAACAGCAGGCTACGCAGTCCATTGGTGTTATCAATTCTGTACTCCAAAACCCAGGTTCTATTTCGGGAATAATTCAGACTGGTAGTGTTCCTTTCACGGCGGGAGCAAAGACGAAAAACCAGTATGAGCAACTTAAAGCTATGCTGGCTCTTGGCGCGCGCGGTCTTCTCAAAGGTTCGGGTGCAGTTTCGGATTACGAGAGCCGTATCTTGAATCAGTCCACTTCGGACCTTGGCAGGAATCTAACGGAGGAAGATTTCACGAAGTCCTTGAAGCGCATCCGCGGTGTCCTTAAGACGAATAATGGCCTCGAAACGGAGGTGTCCGTTACGAATCCGACTACGGGAGAAGTGATAACCACGATTGCCTCGGGTGATGAAATATATGCATTAGTCGCTGAGGGAAATGTTGTAGAGTACCAATAAAAAAATGGCATCCGCTTTCGAACAATTAAAACTGAAAGCTCAGGGTCAGACGACGGTTCCGACTACGGGGTTGTCGGCATTTGACGCGCTGAAGCAAAAATCGGTTTCACAAGGTGGTGAGGTTTCACGTGTAAGCACCGAAAAGCCCGAGGGTTTCGTGAGTAAGGTGTTTCGCGGTATTACAGAGCCAGTCGTCACGATGGTTGCTCGTCCGTTTCAGGCCGCCAAAGCGATCGGCGGTGCGGAAGGTGAAGATTTGGACGTTAATTTACCTTATTACGGGAAAATAAAGGCTCCTACGACTGGAAAGGACATCTTAAGGGACGTCGGTCGCGGTCTTGAAACTGTGTCCTTGGGAGTTGGAGGTACGGTGCCAAAAGTCGGGCATGGTGTTCTTGGAGCGACAAGGGCGGGGCGGGCGGTTCAAACAACGGCAGCGGCGATAGCGCGGCCAGGTGTTCCGACAATTGTCCGTGGGTCAGTTTCACGGCCTTTACGTGAAACGATAAAGCAGGGTGCAGCGATCGGTGCAAAATCAGGCGCTTTGTTTGGCGCGGGTGCTGGGTTAGAAGAAAAAGCAACGCTTGGTGCGGCTGCCGAGGGCGCGGTAACGGGTGCAATTTCAGGTGGTGTGTTTGGCGCGGCGATACCCGCCGTTACTGGTATTGCGGGAAAGACCTTTAAATATGCGACATCCCCGAAAGCTCAAAAGGTGGCGAATGCCATTGATGACCTGGAGGACACTTACAAAGATATAAATCGCGGTTGGGTACAGACACGCAAAGCAAGCGATAAAGCGGCGCGGGTTACCCAGATGAAAAATAAATCGGGAACGATTGGCAGGGTGCCCGAGCGCGTACTTGCGGAACACGGAATTATTCCCGAACATTATGGGACAGATTTCACGACAAGGGCTCAAGCTGCAAAACTAAAGTCAGAGGTTACTCCACTTGCGGAAGCGAACAGGTCAGCTTTGAGAGAGGCAGGGCTTTCGACACAACCTATTGGCATTGACGATTTGGAGCTTCGTGCTATTTCACGCGCACGGACCCCAGAGAATATTGCGGGGGGTATTGCGGATGACCTTGAAAATGGGATTCGGAAACAGATGGATTTATATAGGAAAAATTATGGCGGTACGATTCCTCTCGAAACTTTGGATGATATAAAAAGTGCTCGTTGGAAACGAACGGGTTTTAGTCTTACCCGAGAGGACAAACTTGCGGGTGATATTGATTACACGATCGGTAAGGCGTCCCAGGAGGCTATTGAAGAAACGGCGGCAAAAGCGGGAGCAACGGATGTGGCGCAATTGAACCGAGATATTGGAGATATATTAGAAGCTGCGAAGTTCCTCGAGAATTTGGATGGCAGAAAGATTCTCTATGGCCGAATGGGGACCCACATGTTGCGTCTTGCGGGAACAATTTCAGGTGCGGCGGGTGGGGGTATTCCAGGTGGTATCGTTGGAGGTCTTGGCGGCGAACTCTTGGCGCGTATGCTTCGAAGCGCCTCGATTTCAACGCCTGTAAAAAGACTTATCTTACGAGATTTACAGAACAAAGCGCCTGACGCGTATATTCGCACGCTTAATTGGTTGAAAAAACAAGGTCTTGATCGGGAGTTTAGACTTATGTTGCCACCACCGCGCGGGCCAGTCGGTCCGAACCAGGGACGACCAATTCCTGTATTCCCACAATCGACAAAAAATATCGATTATGTCGGTAGTGAAACAGTTGTTCCACCTCAAATGGGAGGTTTACCGTCAAGCATCCAAGATAAGACAAACCAAATGGCGATTCCTGATAAGACTGCTTCCATGAGAAAAAGTATACCAAACGCTCGGCAAGAGTACAATGAGCCGTATATCCCCGAGAGTGAATTACCTGTGATCCCCATGGGGCCGAAACCAAAACCGAAGATAGACCCGACAATTCCAGTAGTCCCCGCCTCAAAGTTGCAACCCCCTTCTGTGTTCGGACGCCCAAAAGAACAAGGGGGCGCCCTTAAAAAACGCGCGGGACAGCAAGCTTTCGGTGCTGTCGCTGGTGTTGAGCAAGACGATGAAGGTAATTTTCGGATTAACCATGAGAAAGCGGCTCTGGGGGTTTTGGGCGTTGCGGGATTTACAAAGGCACAGCAAAAAGGGGCGTTCAAAGGTTTCGATGACCTTACGACAAAATTACTCGACAAGCTTAAAGGACGCACGACTGTTTCGAAACAATTCATCGAGGACCTCACGAACACGCCAGACCTTCGTCAGCCCGAGCGAGAGTTGATCCGAAAGATATTGGAGGAGGGTGGAAAAAAGACGCGAATAGCGCAATTTACCGAAGGTGGGAAGGGCGGTAAATTTTGGACTACACCAGAAGGTGCCGACGAGGGTTTCGGTTCTATTAAAAAAGAGGCATTTGTCGATACTTCAAAACTTTTCAAAGGTACAAGTAGTTATGATTTCTTAAAAGAGCGTGGTCTCATCACTCCTAAAATGCAGAAGCAGATAGATAATGCCTGGAGTACATCGGATCCGAATATGGAGTTCAAAATTTCGCAAGACGTTGCCGAGGCGGTATTGAAAAAAGAAGGGTATGGGGGAGCGCATTGGTCGTATGAAGACGACTTGAATCCGACACAATATCAAATCTGGGATAAAAACTTAATCGAAAATTCCGACCAAATCAACGTTACCGACTTCGCCAACAAAGTAAAGACAGAGTTGCTTCCACTCAAAGTAAAATCATCGATTCCTGAGGAAGCACGGGGTGTGGCCGATTATAACCCAGGGCGATATGAGAGCATCGTGCTCCCAGACGACCTTCGTGGTCCTGTTGCGAATTACGAGGAACGCATATACGAGTCGCCGATAAAAACATCGGCGGGGAGTGTACATTTTGGAGATTATTCAGGGGGAGAGATTCCTTCGACTCAAAATTACTTCGCCCACACACGTGTAGAGGATTTGCCGAAAGACGCTAGAAGTGGATATGACAGTGCTGGTAATAGTCTATATAAGAAGGCAGGTGGAGACACCCGCCGTGTCATAGAACTCCAATCAGACCTCTTTCAGAAGGGGAGGTTGGAGGGGGAAAATGTGGCGCACCAAACTCCTGCGCAAATAGCAGAGTATAAGCGACTAATGAAATCGGGAGGCGACGTGAAGGGGTATCTCGAAGGTTTAGACGCAAATCGAACAAAAGAACTCTCCAAACTCGAACCCTACCGCAACACATGGCACGAACGAATCATTCGAGAAGAAATAAAACAGGCGGCAAAAGACGGAAAGACCAAGCTCCAATTCCCCACGGGCGAAACAGCTATGAAAATAGAGGGGCTAGGGGGAAATCTCGATCCCAATTCAGGCCGAGGCTGGTACATAAACACAGGTCCTGACTCTAGCCCATTCAATAGTGGCCTCACGCCAGAAAAAATAAAAGTGGGACTAAAAGTCAATGACGTTACTGACGAAGAATGGATAATCACCGACGTACTCGGAGATGGGAAGTTCAAGGCGGTGCCGAAGAGAAATGTACCTAAGGTGGAATTTATGCGTAATGGCCTTACAAGGGTGGAACATCCTAGTGGTCGTGTGGAAACCTTGCAGGGCAACAAGACAGCATTGGAGGCTATGAAAGAAAGCCGATACAGTGAGGGTTATTTGAATGATACTGAAACCTTCGACATCTCTGGCAAAGTAGACACCTCAAATCCCATCTATAAGTTCTATGAAAAAGAGGTCGGTCGTTTTCTCTCAAACAAGTTCGGCGCGAAAAGAATCACAGACGCCCAGGGTGTAACTTGGTGGGAGATTCCGATTACAAAAGAAGAGGCGAAAAAACCTGTGTACGCTTTCGGTAAATCTCAATTAGGAACAATTATGGGAGTCGGGGCGGGAACCGCATTGGGTGCGGGTGCGATCGGCGCGGGGGGTATTGATAGTAAGCCGATGATTTACAAAGCTCCGACAGAAACTCAAAAGAGCAATTTCGGTCCGAAAAAAACAGAAGAGCCAAAAGGAAGTCTGGCTAGGCGCAATAATAATCCCCTGAACCTCATATATGCCGAACAACCAGGGGCAAAGAGGGGAGATAAGCGACTAGACGGCACTTATTGGGCCAAATTTGACTCACCTGAGGCGGGAATGCTCGCGGGTGAGAGAGATATCATGGCGAAGCTTAAACGCTCGCCAGAGATGACTATACGCGAATTGATAGAGGTGCGAAGTCCGTCGTCCGAGAACGATACGGCGCAGATCCGCTTTATCGTCATGGACACCCTCAAAGATATGCACGATGAGGGCATTATTAAGAGCCTCCGAGCCGATAAGGTCAAGGTGAAAGAGGTTGTTCCGATGTCGCGACTTGTCGAGGCATTGGCTAAGGCAGAGGGTTATTACAATGAGCATGTTGAGAAAAATACTCGATAGGATTATAGGCGGTAAAAAAAATACAGGGGCACTTTTGGATTTTCGGAGTCTTGAGGCGAAAATTAAAGATTATAAATTCCGTGAGGTGGTAGCGACGGTCAATGCTGTGCAGTGGGTAGAGAAACCGCAATCACAATGGCGAAAGTTCCCAGAGCAAAACCAATATATGCAGTTTTCTTGTGTAGCGCAGACAGTCAGAAAAATGATGCGGATAATTTATTATTTGCGAACAGGAGAGATGGTGGATTTTTCGTCTTCACATCTTTATAAACGGCGCGCGAATGCCCCGTTCCCTGGGATGATTGGTTCAGATGCTTTAGAAATTGCTCGAAGGAAAGGAGTAACGCTCGAGAGTTTGCTTCCATCGGTGCAGGCAAATGATAAGGCGATCGACGCTTTAAAAGTTGAAGAATACAAAGAAGAAGTCGGTGCAGTTTTCAAAGTGCCGAATTATCTCATTATGGACGATGATATTGGAGATATCGAAGTGGCGGCATCGGTTGTTCAAACAACCAAAAAAGGCGTCATGGCGTGGTTTTTCTTTCAGGAAAATGAATGGAACTCATTCGTGCCAGTTATTCGGAATAATAGTTTGGAGTCTGGAGCGCCTGGAGTTTTGCGCCACTCGGTTACGATTGTGGATTATACGCTCTGGGAGGGTAAGAGGGCGGTTATTATTGAGGATAGTGCATGGTTTGGTGGGATTAATCGCCGTGTCATTACCGAGGACTTCTTTAAAGCGAGAAATTTCTTTTTGGCATATATGATTTCATTCCGTTTCGATGATCAATTGTCCGAAGTGCCACAATTACCGACACCGCAAGCAATACTTGCGGATCCGAATAGGCCAAGATACACCTTTAATAAAGACTTGGCGTTTTCTGTGACGTTCTTCACAGATAAAGATGTTGTCGCACTGCAGAATATTCTAAAATATGAAAAGGTGTTTCCGTCTAACATAGCCTCGAGTGGTTATTTCGGCTCCATTACGGCAAAAGCCGTTCTTACATGGCAAAAGAATCACGGGCTAAGCGATCTGGTTCCATTCCAGGGTCGAGTCGTCGAGGCTTTCACAAGGGGAAAACTTAATGAAATCTACGGGGCGTAGGAGTATAATTATAAGGTAATAAAAAATCACCATGATTACATCAACTTGGAATTTTTTCAAAGGAAAGAAAACACATGTCGTCGGTATTCTCATGATCATTCTCGGTTTCCTTAATGGGGATAACCAGATGATATTGGAAGGCATAGGATTTATGACTGTACGGTCAGCAATTGCTAACCAGACGGTATAACCTATAGGGCGGTCCCCCGCCCCTTTCCTGCGAAATGACTCGTTGGAAAGGCATGGGGGAACTGAACTATGCAACGATGCCACTACTGTGGCGCTTGGGTCGATGTCCTCGACTGTTTGCACCACAGAGGAAAAGTCTACTGCACCCTTTTGTGCATTGGACGAGATAGGACTCATGAAAAACCACAAAACGATGATCGCCAGAAAGAAAGGCAAAAAAATAATCAAAGTTGTGTTCCAACCAAAGCGCCAGTCTTCGTTCCGAGCGATAATTCATCGTAACGATGCCTGGATTCCGCAACGGGACTGATCTACGGTGGTTCTCGTCCGCCAACCCTATAGGAATAAGAGCGAGAATACCACCATGGAGAGGCTAATACCTCTCCGTTTTTATGGCTATATAGAGGGGTAAAGTTACTCACATGTAGATTTGACAATGCCGAGCGCTTGGTATAGAATGGTTTCAGGTTGGGTTCCTCGAAAAGAGAATAGGGGTAATAAAAAACTCATGAGAAAACTCTCAAAGGAAATCGTTAAGAAGATTTTAGTCCTTCACAGTCAAGGAAAGAGTGAGAGAGCCATCGCATTGGTGGGCAGGTAAAAATTATCCTTCGGGTTACATGATTTCTCATGGTGGGAATCATTACCAGAATATGGATATGCACTCACGCCGAGCAGTTGCAGAAAGTGGAGTGCTAGGGATGAATGGTTTCCCAACAAGAGTTCAGACCTATATCGATTAACCCTCGCGTATTGTCTTCCGACTCCTCGCGAGGGGGTCGGGCGAAAGTAAATTAAAAAATACCCTATTCAGTTATGAGCGAATCTCCGAGGTTCGTTGAGAGTTGTAAAAAATTCGGTTATCCAAATCCCCGCGGTCCGAGGTCCCTTTCTCCATAGGGGGCATAGTACATCTCCGTAGGGAGCATCGTACACCTCGGACGGGGGTTTGGATGACTGAATAAAAGGTCGAATATTAAAAAGTAATTTTCGCAAACAGAGTAGCTACGAAAAATTGTACATACTCTCGGCGCGGAAAAATATAAAATATCATGATGACGAAAAGTGGTCAGTTGCACCTTACTAAGACGGATCGTAAGTGCCTTCAGGAGATGTTGGCTCATGTCAGGGCCGATTTATCTTTTAAAGAGGGCGGTTCGTTTGTGGACCTAGATAATGATAAATTTGATGGGAAAGCGGCAAAGAGGGCGGTGGAGGGGATTCGAATTGTGGAGTGGATTCTTGAGCATGCAGATTTTAGCAGGCGTGAAAGTGATATGGCGGTAGAAAAAAGGAACAAAGCAAATGTTGCCTTGTTAAAAGTTTTGAACGTTAAGTAACATTAGAATGAAATATACTAAAGTTGGTAAAAAATTCTGGGGTGAGTACCATAGTACCCTTATTGAGAACAGGGTAAAGTTTGTGGTGTTGGTGATATCTGTATTGGTGGTGTCTTGCTTAATAGCATCAGTCAGATGAAACTCGAACCTATCACGATCCGAATTGAAGAAGCCTCAAATGGCGATATTCATGTTCGCGTGAGCGTGAAACATGAGAATGGGTCTTCAGAGTGTTCGGGCATAATTCCGAATGTGGGAGAGGGGCGTAAAGCGCCACTTATTGTGGTGGAAATTCTCGAAATACTCACAGATTACGAGCAGGACGGAACATTAGAAGCGTAGAAATAATTAAAATTATATGGGATTAGATATGTATCTTTATAAGAAGACTTATGTCAAAAATTGGGACCATCAAGAAGCAGACGAAAAACATACGGTGACGATTGTCGGTCCGAAAGCTAAGGAAATAAAACCAGAACGCATTAGCGAGATTACCGAAGAAGTTGCGTATTGGAGAAAGGCTAATCAAGTTCACAAGTGGTTTGTCGATAACGTGCAGAATGGTGTGGATGATTGCGATCATTATTCGGTTGGTAAGAAAGAACTGCGCGAATTGCTTAGGTTGTGTAAAGTTGTGTTGGAATCGAGTATTGTGATCGATGGAAAAGTTCGAAACGGTAAACGATATGAGAATGGTGCATGGGTTTCCATTCTTGTTGATGGAAAGACAATTGAAAATCCTGTAACTGCGGCGGCGCTTTTACCGACCACATCGGGGTTCTTTTTTGGGGGGGCTGATTATGACCAATATTACATCGATGACCTAAAATATACAGTTGAAACAATCGAGGCTCTTCTTGCCGAGCCTAATGATTATGCCGATTACGAGTATCACTCGAGTTGGTAGTTATACACATGGAAAAGTACCGACCGCTTGGTATAATATACCTAGGTCGATACATTAAAAATTACATAAAAATTATGACAGAAACGAAAGAAATAGTGGCTCTTAAGGGCCAGGTTTCAAAGCTAGTTGAACAAGCCTCTGAGATCACCATTGCAACGGCAGAAGATAATGCCCATGCAACTGAAATCAAGGCAAAGCTTAATGAAACCAAAAAGGTTATCAAGGCAAGGAAAGAAGAAATCACTAAGCCCCTGAATGCCGCGTTAAAGAGCGCTCGCGATTTATTCGCTCCGATAGAATCACAGTATGAAGAAGCAGAATCTATTCTCGCGACCAAGCTTATTGGTTACAAAAGGAAAGTAGAAGCCGAAACCGAAGCGGCCGCCGCCAAACTTGCAGCTAGGGTCGAGAAAGGCACGATGAAAATCGAAACTGCAGAACGAAAGATTGGTGAGTTACCGACGGTTCAGACAACGGTGCAGACTGAACACGGTCGGGTACAGTTTAGGAAGGTGAAAAAAATGCGAGTCGTTGACGAGTCGAAGGTCCCAGATGAGTATTGGGTCGTTGATATGGTCGCACTTTGTAGGGATGCATTGGCAACAGGTTTTATGGGTCTGGTTTTTGGTGGTGCGTGTGAAGTTTATGAAGAGGAAATTGTATAACAATGACAAAAACAAAAGAGAAAGAAATAAAGGCGTCTGAAACTGAGGCGCCTGCGGTAGAACTGAGCAAAAAAGACCAAAAAGAAATTCAGATAATTGAGCGTGTTATTGAAAACCGAGAAATTGCGCCTCACGACGCATTCGGGAAGTTGAATCGTT